TGACGTAGATACCATCCATCTGCACGTAATGCGAATGCTAACATCCATGGTATACCTATCAAGTCCTTTTCTTTGAGACCTTCTAGTTTGTTAGCACGTCTTGCACACTTGTCTGGTTGATCTCTATTAGTCTTAGATACTGTCTGCTTGACAAGTGCTTGACCTTTGCCAGGTCTATAGTTATAGTAACTGTCTCCTATGTTTACCCATAGTGTTCCATCATCAGTTAATACATCACGAACTGAACGAAACACTTCTACCAAATTATTTATGAATTGCTCTGGTGTGTCCTCTTGTCCTATTTGATTTACCTCATCACCATAGTTACGTAGTCCGTAGTATGGTGGACTAGTGACACACATACGTGCTTTGACATCAATTGTAGGGAGTGTATCTCTACAGTCTCCAAATAATATTTTACTCTTCATGGTTGATATGACCAGACGGTTCCTCCCTCGTATCCACGTTGTGTATGCACTGCTGCTAGTTGGAAACCTAACTGAGGCCATGGTTTCTTTGGTGTATCTACACAATAGATCTCTTTGATGCCAAAGTGATGCTCTTTCATCTCACGTATTCTACGTTTTGTAGTATAGTGATTGATAGTAGTTAGATATACTATGTTGTCTGCTATCTCCATACCATGCCATAAGAACTGTTGCATCATCGACCATGGTGGATTAGTTACGATCCAATCTACCTTACGATGATACTGTAAGAAGTCTCTGTCTTCTGCTAGTTCACACCAATCTTTAGTATGTGGATATGTAGCATCATAGTTATCATAAAATGCTCCTGTTCCTCTACATGGATCAAGAATTAATCCTGTAGGTTTATAATGTTGTATGATATCCTTTGCAAGATACTCAGGTGTCATGACAATATCTTTGTCAGGAGTATTTTTAGGTGGGCAAAATGCTCTCATTTATTAAATGTTCTTGTCTTTGATGCTACTGTAAGTCTAATAGGTTTCACTTCATATTCTACACCAGACTCTATGAGTTTGTCAATCTTAAATGAACATTGCACTCTACGTTGTTTCTTACTGTCAACTTTAGGATGTATAGACATCAATGCATTGCTATCCTCAACGATGTTCTTTAATATTTGTCTCTCTACCTTTGTCTCCTGCTGTCCATTTAATCCTGCAGGGATGCTTTTGATATATGAATCAAACTCTCTAAGTTTTTCATAATTCATCTTACCCCATAGTAATGACTCATGCTCTGGTTTAATATGAAAGGTATACTCTGTATGAAATACTTTATTATCTCCTGCTTGTGTCCACTGTCCTATAACTATGTCATACTCTGACTCTGCACGTCTTCTTAATACATCACCACAATCTACCTTATTACTCTTTGCAGTTTTGATACTGACATCTATATCTGAATGCAGACCTTTAACTATGTCCATGGATGATGTATAACCATTAGACTTGAGTTTATCATACTCATCTTTACCGAGACCAGTGATCTCACGTGTCTTTACGTCTTCAAAAAGATTACCGTGTGCTTGGACTTCCATGATTTTTGTTGTATATGATATTATTATACACTATACAAAGTTCATTGCAACCGTAACACGGTCAGTTTTTAAACTGGATGGTGGAACACAATGCTCTAGATATGATCTGAATATAATTACTGTCCGTTCCTGTGGTGGTGCTATGATAACTTCCTGATTGAATGGACTATCACGTTTCTTATTCTTACATGGTAACATGCCACCATGATCAGGTCGTTTGATATGTAATCCTTGTGAGTCCTCTCCAGACTTCATAAAATATACTGCTGAGAATATACTGTTGGGATGAACATGATACTCTTGGTATCTGTTACTTCTGTATATGTTATACCATCCTTCTGTGCAATGATAATCATCATCACTACCATGCTCTCGTGCTAACTCATGAACACACTGTGTGACACGTTCTATGAGTGGTTTAAACTCTAGATACTCTGCTATATTTGATTGTCTGTAGCAATTGTCAGGAGACAATTTACCACTCAACCAATCAGTTGTGTTCCCTGCACCAAATGTGTTACGTAATTTATATACTTTAGCAATAAGTAAATCATTCTCTTCTGGTGTCAGCACTTCTGTCTGTGCTAATATCCCAACAGGGAATGCATCTACTATATTGTTTACTGCTTTAACACTAATCATGTGGATGTTTTAATCTTTCTTCAACCCAGTGGTCTTCGTTTGCTATGTTTGCTGCTTTCACATATCTCATGATATGCTCATCAATCTGTTTGTAGATAGGATGTAAATCCAAATCCATATTAATATCATGTGCTATCTGCGTTACCTGTGATTCTGTGAAACAGTGATCAGGGTGTAGCAGATCGCAACATGGAACTCTCTTCTCTATGAGTTCATTGAGATTCATACGAATCTCATAGTCTCTGTATACTGGCATTAGTAGTATTTGTTAGGTAATGTGGAACGGTCATATAAGTATCCTCCTGCCCATCCACAGTTATGTGGGTTAAGGATATACTCTCTGTCCTTGATGATTCTTAAGTCCCATCTTACTGGATACTTACCTGTTAGTGTTGGTTTGTTGTATCCTGCGGGCATGTAAACCTGACCTGTCTTCTTATCTATGAATGCATGAACTGAACTGTCCTTGTATGTGTTGGTTCTCTGAGGACCCATGTCATCAAACTGTCTCATAACAATTTTGATATACTTACGTCCTTTGTATGCTGCAAACTTATATAAGTGACCACCACCTAGAGCGATCTCATCTAATCTGTCTTGGTGATACTCTTTTGACCATGAATCACCTGTCTCGATGTCTCTCTTGTGTGATCTGATTCTTTCTTGCTTAAAATTCTCTTCTAATGCTCTGCATAGGTCGTTTGCCCATCCTTCTACTCTTTCTTCAAGAGTTTGAGTTGCTGTTGCTGTTGCTGCTGTCATTTTGACTCCTGTTTGTATACTATAATTATAGTGCATTTTCTATATAAATGCAACACATGTAACCAGTTTGTCAACTGTCACCAGTCATCATCCCACTCAACTTCTTCCTCTTCTCCATACCATCTTTGATAATCTTCATTGTCCTCTTCATCAAAGTGATTGAATTGCCAGTTCAATGTCTTTCTACCTGACAATGATCCTACTGATATAGTAGAGTCACCATCATTCATACAATATCCACGTTTCAACCAATCTGTTAGTTCATGATCTGGATGTGACTCCATCATCAAGTTCAATAGTTCTTCAAATTTATCACGTTCAAGGTGTAGATACTCTTTCCATGGCAGATCTTCGTATCTTTTCCATACTCCTTTACCATCTTCAAGAAACATCATCTATCAAATACCTCAATGTGTTTTGTGATCCACTGTCCTGCATAGTTTAGCACAGCTTCTTCCATTGTGAAAGGTTCTTCAGCATATTCTATAATATATCCTTTCTTCTCTAGTATAGCAGTATGTGGGTCATGGTGTGACCTTATAATACTACCTTCTTTTACTTCCTTGCCACCATATACACAATTTTCTGTTGGTATTAGATATGAATTAGGATACTGTGGTTGAAATATTGTGTTAACATCTATAACATGCACAAAACGTCGTAGACATGGCATCTTCTTGGCATCAGGGTCGATACCAACACAGAGAGCACCTCCACCTTCGGTCAATGATGTAAACCTAGTGAGTCCAGACACACGAAAACTCAGGTTAGCACCTGGTCTATACCTGAGATATTGAGGATATTTTGCTGTTTCACTCATCCATACACCACTAGTGAACACTAGACATCTACTGTGTGCGTAGAAACGACGTAAGAAATCAATTGGAAACGTATCTATGCTCCCAAATGTAGACTTCAATAGATCTATATGTTCGTCTTTTATGAATTCTTTATGTTCTTCTGGGTCATCACCAAAAAATTTAAAACCTTGAGGACAACCTCTATGATATAGGACGGTCAAATGATCAAGTTGATCATTGATCGTGTATTCATTCTTCATCTATTCACAATTTCAATGAGTCCTTCCTCTATTTGTTCCATCCATGATGTGGTAAATGATTCTATATTTGGTTCATCAGTGGTAAATTCTACAACAACTGTAGGTTTATCAACAGTCAATTGCACTGTGTCTGCATCTGAAACAACAAAAGGTAAATGTTGACATACTTTTGTCATATTATAATAACAATCATGCATAGTTACCAGTATACTACCAACTCCATGTGGTGTAAAGTCCTGAGTATCTTTTATGAAGTGAACTATTCTATTTGTAGCAGTTTTATCTTCAAATCCAGAACATGCTACAATACCTACCTCATCAAGAGATGTTAGTCTATTGATACCCGCAAATCTAAAATTAGTATGTGCACCATTATGATATATTATTGACAGGTGTGCAGGTTTTAATGAGTCACTCTTCCATGTGCTTCCAAATGATACTGTCCTATAATGAACACGATTGTATATACCTATCTCTCTGATTATATCTTCCATCGCAGCAACCTTACCATTAGGATTTGCTGCAATGTGTGCATTTACAAGATCAGTTTGACTGTCTAAAACATATTCTTTTACAGGATCAGGGTCATTACCAAATATTTTTTTATTCTTACGTGCTGAAGTGCATGAAAACACTGTCATTCCATTTTGTGATATACTTCTACCAAATGAGTATTGTGCTATTCTACTGTCTTGTGTCTCAACGAGTTGATACATATCACTCCTCTGACGCTAATGCTTCACCTAGTGCTTCAAACTGCTCATCAAAATCGTCCTCACTGTATATGTTCATGATCTGAGTTTGAGTGCAAATAGGATCTACACTTGGACTATCTTTCTTTCTCATTTCTTCTTCATGTTTTATGCAAGACATGATATCAACCTCTTGCTCTTGTCCTAACATGTTTGCTAATACTTGTTTAGAAGCATCCATGTTACACTCTGCCAGTTGTGATCTTTGAACCTGACCTATAACTCTATTTGCAATTTGAAAATGAAGTGGTTCCTCACTCTCAGGTCTCATGGTATCTAAATCTAGATTGATAGGACCATACCATTCATCCGATTCTAGTTTGCCATCGTTATACCAAACCTCGAAGGCACCAGTTTCTATATTATAATTTTTAACCACATATGTGGGATGTAAAGTTAAATCTGCTTTCATTGTTTTAGTTGATTTTAGGACCTCTGATGTCTCCAGTACCATTTCCTGCTGACCCATATGGAGCTGGGGGTGCATTTGCACCAGTTGCAGTGTATGACCAACCATCTATTGCGGTTCCTGATGCTCCTTCAGTTCCACCGCCAGGTGTATTTTGACCATTTTGACCAGGATTGCCACCTTTACCACCAATGTTTGATGTTCCGTTTTGGGAAGCACCGCCACCGCCACCTCCTGCTTGGTCTTGACCGTTGGCACCGTTGTAGTCATTGGATCCACCTGATCCACCGTTTCCTGCAGGATATCCTGCACCACCGCCACCACCTCCGCCTGGCACGAATTCAGTTACGTTGTTTGTTTCTTGACAAGTTTCACCTTTTTGACAACTAAAAGATTGTTGAACTGGGTAAGTGTAGTTGGAGTTGTTACCTCCTGCTCCACCACCACCGCCACCCCATATGGAGCCAGCGTTGTCTATAACAAATGGTGTTCTACTATATAGTGCTCTTTGACCATTCTGCCCATTGCCACCAACATTACCACCATTACCACCTCCTGCAGAAATTCTACAATTCAAGTTGAGTCTAAGGTATATAACTGAGTCAGATGAGAAGTTGCCTAAGTTTACTTGACGTCTATAATAATAAACGTTTTGAGTAGCAGAGGAACCAACAGTTAATAAACCTTTTACTTTGTTGCCACTATAAAAATTACTGATCCATGTTGCTAAGTTAAAATCTCCTGTAGAGTTACTACTTAGGTCATGTTTAAAATGAAAATGCTCTCCCTCATGAACTTTCTTCCACTCAGTTCCACTAGTTTTAACATATACTTCTTTAGTTTTTCTCCATGTATTAGTATTATCCTTTACATGTATTTCTTCTACTGCTCTCCATACATTACCAAGTTGTAGTTGAGAGTGATTAAGATATTCCTCTACTAAAACATTACTACCAGCCGTTTGATAGTCTCTATAAGGAAGTGCCATAATTAATTACCATTTATACCAAATGTCTCCAATAGCTCCATCAGATGAAGTTGGATTACCTGACGATACAAATCTAGTGCCATATGCGTTTTGCGAAGATGTTCCAAATGTAGTTGCTGTTATAGTAGATGCTGCAATATTCAATCCAGATAATGTAGCAGTGCCAGGATTGTATAGGAAATGACCGTTATCAGTGTCGATAAGTTGTCTAACATACCCTGTGTTATTATTGTTTGAGAATGTTACTTGGAATGTACCATTTGTATTAGTCTCATCAATATTTATGTTGTCTGCATTAGTTGCAGTTCCAGTTGTATTCTGGTTACCACCAGTATTAACGCCAGGTAGATTAATGTCAGCACTACCATTGAACGATACACCACCAATAAGTCTTGCATTCTGTAACGTTGTTGCTGTAGTTGCGTTACCACTTAATGCACCAGTGAATGTGGTTGCATTCATGGTGCTTGATGTTATATTGTTTAGTCCAGATAGTGAGTATGTGCTAGGATTGTATAAGAAATGAGCATTATCATTATCAATCAACTGTCTATAATGATTGTTACTTTGACTAGTAACTCCTCCTGCAGTTGAGAACGTTACCTGATAGTTCTGGTTATTTGCAGTTTCATTAATATTAATATCAGTTGCTGTATCAG